GTATTAAAGGCCTTAGATGTACCCGCAATTGCTGGAAAGGCAAAAAAGTAAAATGACCATAACCTCATGGGCGGGCTTGATTGTGGCCTTAACGGCCATTGTCGGCTCGTTCGTGGGGTGTGTGGGTTGGTTAGTCAAGCATTACCTAAGCGAACTTAAACCCGATGGTAATGGCGGGCATAACCTCGAGGGAAGGATTGCCCGCCTTGAGGGTCGAATTGATGCAATTTATAGCCTACTTTTGACCCGCGACACACCGAACAGAGACTATTGACAAAGAACGGTAATGGCGTATTCTTCAGTTATGCACCAAAAGGCGCATACTAGGAAAGGGCCTCAAATGTCAGCAACAAAAAATGAATTATGCAGGATTCAAGAGGGTTTAAGGTTAGCCGGTCAGAATTTATTGATTGCTTCAGAATTAGATGATGGCGATTTAATTGAAGCAATTTTAGTAAACACACTTGCATCATTGCCGAGTTACTTAGATGCTGTGGTCGGTAACTAATGAGAGCATTTAACGGATTATTAACCACTGAAGATGCAGCCTGGGTTTTAGGTGTTGCAGGTTCGACAGTGCGAAAACTGGTACGAGAAGGCAAACTCCCACATAAAACCACATTTGGTGGACACTACCGTTTTGAATTAGCGGTTATTGAAGCCTTTGCGGCTGAACGGGAGAAAAAATAATGTATCAATTACTCGCACAAATACCGCAACCAATTTGGGTCATTATTTTGTTTGCTTTGATGACCTTGCCAGTTTATGTGGCGTATGTTGTAGCCAATGAGCGCGGTTTAGATGATGGCTTTAGGGCAGGTTATGACTTAGGCAAACGCCAAGTAAATGTAACCGATACAAAGCGGGGCAATCAATGAATCAAAATACAGAGATTCCAAAACTGTACAAAATTGATGAAGTTATGGAGATTCTTGGTTTAAGCCGGTCAATGATAAACCGATTGACGGCCGATAAATCATTGGGGTTTGTCAAAATTGGCAAATCTTTGCGTTTTACCAATGCTCAAATTAACGATTTTGTGCAAACATTGGAGCAATCATGAGTTTCGACCTTGACGGGTATATTGATGTTGCTGCTAGGTTGCAAATTCTGAAGGATATGTACCCGGAAGCATCCTTGCAACCCTTGAACTCAGAAAAACCCTATGCAATTGAGCGCATTGGCGATAAAACCTACATCGTGGTAATTGCTGCCTGTTATCGTGACCCGATGGATGCAAGGCCGGGCGTTGGAATGGCTTGGCAAGAGATACCGGGCAAAGGTTTCACCGCTGGCAGTGAACTCATGGTTGCTGAAACTAGCGCATGGGGTCGAGCAATTGTGGCAGCAATACAAACTGCTACAAAGCGCATTGCTAGTAAACAAGAGGTTAAGGCCGCTGAAATGACCACCGATGAGGGGTTGGATGCCAACGGTACTACCGCCTGGCAACGCGCACACATGGCTCAAGCAAAACGCGAACCCATCCCGGTAGCAAATGCAATTGATGAGTTGCCGGATAAGGTTGCAACTGGAGAGTTAGAAGAACCGCCTAAATGTAAACATGGCACGATGCTTCAACGCAAAGGTACATCTGAAAAAACAGGCTTACCTTATTTCGGTTATGTTTGCGGTGAGAAGGCTCGAGATAGACAATGCCAACCTAATTGGTATGAGTTATCTCCAACAGGCCAGTGGCGCGAGAAGATAGCCAAATGAGCCGCTCAGACTTCGATTTGGACTTGCGTTATGGTCAAGCCGGGGAAGTCTATGTAAACCATCTGCTCACATCACCAATTGAGACAGTTGAATGCAAAAGAGATAAACGCTGGATTGATACCGGCAACCTATATGTTGAAACTCAATGCTGGTCAGATTTTACCGAACAATGGTATGACTCGGGCCTAGCAATCTCCAGGGCATCGCATTGGTCATTCATTCTTGAGGAGATGGTGATTACCGTACCAATTCAAACACTCATCAAGGCCGTTGGAGAATACGGCGCACCAATTGAGTGTGACATTGAACCAAACCCATCACGGGGCTATTTGATAACAATAAACGCATTGATAATGGCAATGAAAGGTAAAGAATAATGGGCGAAATGATAATGCAAATGAGCGATGGGCGCGAGATAGTGTTTGGCACAGAGCCGGACACCTTTACGCCACATTTAATGGCAATGTGCGATAGATGTGAGAAGCGAAAGCCAATAGGCCACGGCCAACACATTTACGATGACTCAGGCCAACTTCAGATGTGGTTTTGTTCAAATTGCAGGTTGGCCAGCGAGTAATGTTGGTTGAACTCAAGTGCCGGGTATGCAAAGAGGTACTCAAACACCTTATCCGGGAAGAGTTTGACACGCTCCCACCCAACACTTACCTGGTCGAATGTTATGGGTGTGGGGTATTGGGCATTGAACTCATCTCAGATAGCATCATTAACCAAGGTGTGAATAACTTATGAAGCGTTTTGATTATAACAAAATGTTATCAAACTGTTATCAAATCGTTATAATCATTTGCTCAAATACTAAGCGTAAGTCTATTGACACCGTTGGTACGATTCGTCTCGCTTTGCGAGCCGCTGTGGCGGACTGCTCGCAGAGAATCTTACGGGCCGCCTATTGTCTACTAGCGGTGACCTTAGCAATGCAAGGAATGATTGATTTAAGCACTAATCCCATTAAAAGATATGCTCATTTAAGAGTAAGTAATATGATTGAGTTAGGGGCAATGGATGAGTTATATCAGCGCGAGAGTAACTGGAATCCATTGGCTCGTAATGGTAGCCATCATGGTATCTGTCAAGGTAAGAGTGATTGGCTTAAAGGCAAGGATTACCGGACTCAATTGGATTGGTGCCATAGATATATCATTAGCAAATATGATGGTTCGTATGTCAAGGCACTCGCACATTGGAGAGCGTATGGCTGGCACTAAGAAACTAACAGACGGTAACTACCATAAATGGCGCAAGCAACGCGAGCGTGTGTTGCAGCGTGACCAATACAGTTGCTTTTATTGCCAGGCTGAGGCTAATACTGTGGACCATTTGATTGCTCGGGTTAAAGGCGGCGATGATTCATTAGATAACTTGGTGGCCTGTTGTAATCGCTGCAATGTCAGGAAGGGTTCAAGAGCCATGGGCGTTTTTTTAGGTCGCTCTGATACCCCCCCTGTCTTTTCAGGCAATCTCTCTCCAAGAGCAGCCTCAGTCATCCCAGACAATCCGTTCGTAACCGAAACCACACCAACCATTAACTGATGACTACCAAAGCAGCCCCAGTCAAGAGAGGGGCAAAGAAAAAGGCGTTAGTCGGAGTTGTGAAACCACGCATCCATACGCCTTTACTTAAGGGTGAAACACGCTCACAAGAAGTTGCAGACTTAGCTGAGAAGATTGGTATGCCGTTGCTTGATTGGCAACGATTTGTTCTCGATGACATGTTGCGAGTTAATGCTAAAGGAGAATTTCGCCGAAAGACCCTAGGATTGCTCATAGCTCGTCAAAATGGTAAGACTCACCTAGCTCGTATGCTCATCTTGGCTCATTTGTTCTTATGGGATACAAAAATGGTGATTGGTATGTCATCTAACCGAAATATGGCCTTAGATACTTTTAGGCAGGTTGCAAACGCAATTGAAGATAATGATTTCTTAAAAGCGCAAGTTAAACAAATAAGGTTTGCCAATGGCCAAGAATCTATAACCACACTCAAAGGAAACCGCTATCAGATTGTTGCAGCGACTAGAGATGGCAGTCGCGGATTGTCAGCAGGATTTTTATTCATTGACGAATTGCGGGAAATTACCGAAGAAGGATGGAAAGCTGCAAGACCAACAACACGGGCGACCGGTGGACAGACTTTAACGTGTAGCAATGCCGGCGATAGTTATAGTACAGTATTGAACGATTTGCGTGAGCGCGCTTTGTCATACCCATCTCCTACACTTGGTTGGTATGAGTATTCCGCGCCAGCACATTGCAAAGTTGATGACCGCAATGCTTGGGCTATGGCTAATCCTTCGCTTGGTACACTCATATCAGAAGAAACTCTGGAAGAAGCGGTAGCAACGAACCCAATAAATAATACTCGTACGGAAATGCTTTGTCAATGGGTAGATTCAATGACCAGCCCATTTACAACACAAATGATTACTGATACCTCGGACTCAAATCTTCAAATTACTTTAGGTGGCAATATTGCTTTTGGCATAGATGTTTCACCTTCTAAACGTTCAGGTGCTTTAGTAGCTGCAAAACTAAATCAAGCAACCGGAAAGATTGAAATTGGCCTTTTACAACTTTGGACTAGTGATGTCGCTATTGACGACTTAAAAATGGCCTCAGATATTCACACGTGGGCGCAAAAGTTCAAACCTAGAATTATTATGTACGACAAGTACGCAACTGCGTCTATTGCTCAAAGACTCCAGCAATCCGGTCATAAATTAGAAGATTGTTCAGGTCAATCCTTTTACCAGGCTTGCGGTGAATTGCTAGATGCGTTTGTTAATCAGCGTTTAGTTCATTCCGGTACTAAAGAACTTACAGAATCATGGTTCTCGGTAGGGGCTAAAACTAATGATGCTGGCTGGCGTATCGTCAGAAGAAAATCAGCCGGAGACGTTACAAGCGCAATTTGCAGCGCAATGTTGGTTCACTATTTGACACGCCCACAAAGCACTCCACAGATATATGTTTGATATTCGTCTTACATTGTGAGATAATTTGCGAAATAGTGTAAGGTTGGTGTATGGGTTTATTCTCTCGCTTTAGCAGACCACAAGTTATCGAAGCGCAGTATGCACCGCCAGTAATGGCTGATACCTACCAATACCAAATACCTTACAATCTATTGACTATTGACAGAATTTCTGCAATGTCAATTCCTGCCGTTAATCGCTGCCGTAATTTAATATGCGGAGTAATCGGCACAATGGAATTAAATTTACAATTAAAACGAACAGATGAAGATTTACCAAAACTTCCGTGGATGGAACAACCATCTCTAAATCAACCAATGCCTGTGACCATGGCATACACAATTGACAGTCTTCTCTTTTTTGGTGTCTGTTACTGGGAAATTACCGAAGTCTATGCGGACAATGGATATCCGGCTAGATTTAATTGGGTTGCTAACTCTCGCGTTATTCCAAAATATAATAAATCAAATACTTTTATTGAAGGTTATGCGGTTGATGGAACTTTGCGCCCAATGTCAGGAATTGGCTCACTTGTAACATTCCAGTCAATGACTGATGGAATTCTTAATGTTGGCGCAAGAACTTTATTAGCTGCTCTTGATTTAGATAAAGCCGCTAGTATTGCAGCAGCAACTCCAATGCCATCCGGCGTATTAAAAAATACTGGAGCTGACTTAGGTGAATCAGAAGTTCAAGGATTGTTAGCAGCTTGGCGAAACGCCAGAAATAACAGGTCTACTGCCTACCTTACTAGCAGTTTGGAATTCCAGCCAACTTCATTTTCACCTAAAGACCAAATGCTAAACGAAGCTAAACAATATATGGCAACAGAAATTGCACGTCTTATGAACGTACCTGCATATTACATTTCAGCAGATATGAATAACTCAATGACTTATTCAAACGTTCAAGACGAGAGACGTCAGTTCGTTTCACTATGTTTGCAACCTTACATTTCTGCCGTTGAGTCAAGACTCAGCATGAATGATATAACTCCTTCAACACAATATATCGAATTTGATTTGGACTCAGGATTCCTTCGTTCAAATCCAATTGAACGCCTAAACGTAATTGAGAAGATGTTATCTCTTGGTTTAATTGACGTTCAACAAGCAATGGCAATGGAAGAACTATCACCGAACGGAAGTGCTACAAATGCAACTAACTTTCAGTAGCGATATTGAGTGCGACCAAGGTCGTAGACTTATCTCTGGCAAAATTGTTCCTTATGACGGCGAAATCGGGCAAACTTCGGTTGGCAAGGTTGTATTTGAACAAGGAAGCATCCAACTACCAGAACCCGGTAAATCTAAATTACTTTTAGAACATGACGCAAAAAAACCTATTGGCAAAGCCGTTGCATTTAATGAAACAGCAGATGGCGTTTATGCATCTTTCAAAGTCTCCAACACTAGTCGCGGAACAGACTCACTAATCGAAGCATCAGACGGCCTTCGTTCAGGACTTAGTGTTGGAGTCGAAGTTTTAGCATCACAACCACGTAACGGCGTGTTGTATGTTCAATCAGCTCGTTTATTTGAAACGAGTTTGGTACAAGCAGCTGCGTTCGATTCAGCAGCAGTAACTAGCGTTGCAGCATCAGCGGCAGAAACCGAAGATGAAGCACTAACCGAAATCACCCAATCAGAAAGTGAGGCCATCTTGGAAACTCCAGATGCCGTAGCACCTGAGGCTGTAGTAGAAACCCCTGCGGTTGAAGCCTCACGCCCAACAGTAACAGCAGCGTTTTACACCGAACCACGTCTTGAGTTCACAAAGGAAAAATTCCTTGAGAACACAATTCGCGCACAATTCGGCGATGACGATGCACGTCAATATATCAAAGCAGCCGGCGCATCAACTTCAAACAACGCTGGTCTTGTTCCAACACGTCAGTTAACAGAAGTTATTAACCCTCTTGCTAATGCAGACCGCCCAGCGATTGACGCAATTTCTCGCGGAGTTCTTCCAGATGCAGGAATGACTTTTGAAATTCCTAAAATTACAACTGTGCCAACAGTTGCAGTAACAGCAGAAGAAGGAACACCATCTAATACTGTGATGGCCGATTCCTATCTAACAGTAAATGTGCAAAAATTTGCTGGCCAACAAGTATTTTCTGTTGAGCTACTTGACCGCTCATCTCCAGCATTTTATTCTGAATTAGTTAAGAACATGGAATACGCATACGCTAAAGCTACAGATGCTCGCGTACTAGATATTCTTGCAACCGGTGGAACAGATGGCGGCAACCGCACAATGTCAGCTGCTAACCTTCTTGACTT